CATGTACCGGGTGTCGACCATTTGGTATGGATTCGACAGTCGGTCTGGATCGACAACCAGATATGAGGTGGCGTAGTGCGCCCCACCGGAGAAGACGCGCTCGGGTAGCCAGTAGTTGACCACCAGGGAATCGCCATCCACCAGCTTATGACGCAGCGCCAGACGCATCTGTTGGGACACGGTCAACTGACGCGATACATCGTTGTAGTGGCCGATGTCTTCCGAAAAATTGCGCCACAGTGCTTCAGCCGTGCGGCGGAATTCCGCAGCCCAAACCGCATCAAACACGCTCAGGCCAGTCATGGCCGCCAGCGCCTTGTAATCCGGCATTGCCGTCAGACGCAGCGCCGCGCCAACGGTATTGTCCAAAATCCGGGTGATGCCGCCGGATGCCCAGCCATCGTTGCGCACCAGGTCGCGCGAACGCGCCACCATCCGGTCGCGGAATTGGCTGATTTCGGCATCTGGTGACCGGATCCAAGGGAGCCACTCCCCCATCTCCTGCGTCGACCAGCTCGAGGCCTCATACGGAAAAGCCGTCGCGCCAGCCACGCCCTCAGTGCGCATCGTTGAGTTCCCGTAGGCACGCGGGGGCGATGGCGCCATCGGCTGCCCTCTGGCGTCTAGTAGGGTGATGGTTTCCATCAGAACACCGGTCGGATCGCGCGCCGGCGGCGAATGCCCAGCGCGTACATCAATTCGTTGATGTGCTGCTGGAGCTGGCCAATATTAGCGCGGGTATAGGTTATGGACTTGGAACCGTCGCCCTGGGTGTAACTGAACGATTCCCCCTTGGCGCCAGTGCTCAGGTCATGCAACGCCTGCTGCGCCTCAGTCAGCCACTGTTGCAACGTGGCCGGGGGAAGGCCGGTATAGTTGTTGATTCGCGGCGTGAACAATATGAACTCCTATGCCATGCGTCCGACCGACGATTTGCGGCGCGGCTGCGCAGCTGGCGCCGAAATGGCTGGTACAGCTTCTGGCGCTGTTTGGGTTTGAGGGGGAAGAGGTTTCACAGACGGCGCGAACATATCGCCGGTTGGCGGTTGCACCGCGTCTTCCAGGCGTTGCCACATCCGATCCGTGAACCGATTCAAATCCAGTTGCTGGGCGCAGAACATGGCGTAAACCGTGCAGTCGAGCACTTCGTTGCGCTTGCCGGACGGTTTTACCCACCGGTACTGGTCGCCTGATTGCGTTTTGGCCAGCACCCGGTATTCCGAGGTGATTTGCTGGTAAAAGCTTTCGGGCAACTCTTTGCTGAAATGCACAGCGCCGGGTCCGGCGTCGACGATCTGCAATCGACCGTGCAACAAGTCCTTGGCGGTGTCGGTACCGACCAGCCACAACTTGACGCCACGCTTAATCACCTTGCCGCGCCAACTGACATCCTGTACCGAGCTGCGACCCTTAACCGGCTTGCCCTGCTGACTGTCGCCTTTGACCGCAAAAATCTTGCGGCGCACGCGCTGGCGGCAAAAGTTGTACGCCTGATGGGTATAGTGGCCGCCGGTATCCACTGCGGCGGCCTCGATGGTGAGCATGCTGCCACCGGCGTGCGGGAATGCCGTCTGCAGATAGCTATCAAGCTTGTCCCATTCGGTTTCATCAGCCGGATTGGCGTGCAGCTGGACGTAATCCACAGTCCAAGTTTCCTCGCCTCGGCCCACAGCCCAAACCACAACTTCAAAGCGATCGGCCTGGACGTCCACGCCGGCGACCAACACCAAACCGCCGAGCGGAACAACGCGCAGCGCAAACGGTTCAGCGCGCTGTGCCAGCGCCGCGGAGTCGGTCTTTTCGACTTCCTCTTCCCAGGTTTCGCCGCGCGTGGTGTTGACGAAGGTTTTCATCTTCGACATATCACCGGCTTTGGCCTTCTCGGCGGCGGCAAGGAACTCGCGCACGATATCCGACCAGGTTGCCTGGGGCGAATACGCAGTCCAGATGTGGAACGCTACATGCCCAGGGGTGGAAATCTCCTCGTCGGCATGGTCAAAGAAACGCAGCCCGTCCTCAGTCCAGATTCCTTCGGCACTGATCCAGCGACCGGCTTGCCAGACGGTGAGGTAATCGGCCTGAGTAAACAGCGCCGAGCACTCGCCACAGAGATGCGCCACAGTCTCTGGGTCGTTGTTGACCCACTTAAAGCCATGGCGCTCATCCCGCCCCCCCCACGTCAATGGGATCCACTCGCCGCAGTGCGGGCAGCGGATATGGAAGTGTAGGAATACATCCGCCAGCGCGACCCGATCCTCAATCAGGGAGAAGCCCTTGAGCTTTGGCGTACTGCCGACCACCATCTTGGGGAAGGTGGCGCCCTCGGTACGTTTTTTGGCTAGGGTGAACGGGTCGCCTTCTTTCTCGACGTCGCGGTCGAACGCATCCGCTTCATCCAGGAAGCCGGTATCGATCGAGATCCGGCGATAGTTCTTGGCGGCCTTACCGCCTTTGGTGAACAGAATCGAGTCGGTGAATTTTTTCTGTTTAAGGGTATTGCTCTTGTGGCGCGCCAGATATTGCGGCAACACCTTGCGCATAGACACCACGTCGCGCAGCGCGGGCTCCAGCTCGGTTTTTACAAAGTCGTCGCTATCGTCGTCTGTCGGCTGCCAGATGGCTTGGTTGCGGCGTTTGTGCTCGGCCATATAGAGCATGGCCGCCAAAATGATTTTGGTGTATCCGACCCGCGCGGACTTAATCCAGTCCACCTCTCGCATGTCGTCATTCGAGATGGCATTCATTACCGCCACTTGGTATGGATAGGCATCCCATGTCTGTTCAACATACGATGACTCGGCCGACAGATAGAAGTGCTGCGTGGCCCATTCGGACAAGGTTAGCGGATCAGGCGCCCTCATCGGGGACAGGCCCCGCTGGACGGCCTTCTGAATCTCTGTCTTGTTCATCCAGTTCGCTCCAGTCAAACTCAACCGACGCGGCCAGATTCCTGGCTGTCGTAATCTCGCGGGTGATGAACTCCAGATCCTTGCTAGTGATCGAATCCGAGTTGCGTTTCAGGTTGATTGGAATGGCTTCGAGAACGCCTGCGATCTGGCGACCGACGCCAGCGAGCACAATCTCGAGCAGCCAGACGGGCGCGAGTTCGCGGCGTAGCCTGGCGTTCAACATCGCCACCTTGTCAGCCTGTTCTTTCGCCAAGCGGGCGCGCTCTTGGACTAGGTCAAGATCGCCGCTTGAGGAGCGGCCAGCGGCCTGCTCGCGCAAATTCGCGCAGTACGCTTGCTGCCAGTCGATCAGATTGGCGCCGGGAGTTAGGATGCCGCGCGACATTAAATCGCTCACGGCTTGCTGACTGATGCCGACCAGCGAACCGAACTCAGCTTGGGTTCCTTGGCGCGCAAGGCCATGCACCATACAACCCCCTAGTAAAAATCTCGTGACTAGAAATCGATCGAGGCGCGCAATGCCCTCGCGGCTTGGCCCCCTAGGAAGGACCCGTTGGGATTATTGGGGCGTTGTGCGCTCAGGATTTGGTGCAGGCGCTGGTATGGGTTGCCATAGCCACCTATTTGGCGGTCGCCAAGGCCTTCTGCAGCGCCAGGCTAAACACCGGATTGAACCGGCGGGAAACTAAACTGATCGCCGTCCCGCCGAAGCGAAGGCACTGCTTGACCGGAAGTGCATCACCAAAACGCAGCAGCAGCTTGAGTTTGCCCGTCGTGTTGACCTTGCCAAGCTTGCGGCCTTTCTTGCTCAACACCTTCACGACTTCGGCCACCGACCTTTGCCAAACGCCATTGACGACGCCATGTGCCGTCTTGATCGGGCCAATAAAGATATCGGGTCGCGCCTTCAACCTGGCCAACGTCCCTTTGGATAGCTGGCCATAAGCATTGAGCTGCAAGTCTTTGGGGTTCAGTAACGCGCGACTACTCAGCTTGTGAACACCACCGGTTTCATACGGCTCAAGGTATTTGGCGGCGATAGGCTTCACAAACACCGTGGCCGTGAGATCAGTTTTTCGCGCCGCTTTCACCCCGATTGCTTTCTGGGTAAATGGGGTCGGGTTCTTGAAAGTAGTCTTGATGTTTCCCGACTCCGCAACAGCCACTTCTCTGGCTAAAGCGGTGACGGCCTGCGCGGCGGCAAACCTGATCTGTTTTTCCGCAACATCGCGCAGGGAACGCTGAAAATCCTTCAGGTTGCTCTTCACTGAAATGAATGCAGCCATCACGGTCTTCCAGTTTGGAGCGCGGATTACCCGTAGGTTCTATGGCACACGAAGTCCAACCGCGCAAAAACAAAAAAGCCCCGCGGAAGCGCAGGGCGATGAGGGTGCCGCCCCGAAGGGCAGCGCGCCCTGGCCGGAGCCAGAACGGAGGCGAGCGGAAATGAAAAAACCCGGGGGGTTTAGCCTCGGGTCTATTTGATCTTGACG